GCGGCGAAATCCTGGTCTTTGACGACCCGATTAACCCCATGGACGCACGGTCGGAGTCCATGCGCGCCTGCGCGAACGACTGGGTGCGCAACACATTTCTCCGGCGTCTCAACAACAAAAAAACGGGGCGCATCGTTGGTGTGATGCAGCGGCTGCACGAGGACGACACGACCGGACTGCTCATGTCCTTCGGCGGATGGACTAACCTCAAGCTTCCAGCCGAGGCCAAAGAGCGCACCGTGATTACGTTCCCGCGCAGCGGGAAAGTGATTATCCGCGAAAAAGATGATTTGCTGTTCCCCGCCAGGGAAGGCCCCGCCGAGATCGCCATGGCGAAGAAAGAACTCGGGGCATTTGGCTATGCCGGCCAGTACCAGCAGGAACCATCGCCAGACATTGGCGGTATCTTGCACCGCGACTGGTGGCAACGGTACGGGACGATGCCGGCGCGCTTTGATCTGCTATTACAGTCCTGGGACTGTACGTTCAAAGACGCGATCACCTCTGACTATGTGGTAGGGCAAGTCTGGGGTAAAATCGGCGCGCAGTATTACCTACTCGACCAAGTCCGTGGACAATGGGACATCGTGGCTACGATTGCACAAGTCCGGCGCCTTTCGGAGAAATGGTCGGGAGCGACGTTGAAGCTGGTGGAATCGGCAGCGAATGGCGAGGCTGTCATCGGGATGCTCAAGCACGAACTTCCAGGCATGTTGCCAATCAATGTGAGGAAAGCGGGCGGCAAGGTCGTGCGCGTCCAGGCGATTTTGCCGATGGTGGAAGCCGGCAACGTCTATCTCCCGACCGACGCGCTCGCGCCGTGGGCCGACGCGTTCATTGACGAGTGTGCAGCGTTCCCCAATGGGAAATATGATGACGTCGTTGACGCGGCCAGTCAGGCGCTACAGCGATTCTTAACGATGGATAAACTCCGCACGCGCATCTTTTTCCAGCGTCTGTCTGACGATAACTACTACACCGACGCCCAACGTCCCGACCAGTTGGCATTCACCGCTGATCGCAGCATCCCGTGCGCCTATGGCACCGCAGCGGCGGCCTGTGTATTCCTCGATATTTTTGACGATGGCGAAACGATCTGGATCGATAACGAGTATTACCATCTGGGCAGCGAGCGTGGCGAGCAAAAATCTGACGACGAATACGTCGCCGAATACAAGCAATTCCAGGGCGATGACAACCGCCGTCAGGGCACGTGCTACTGTGACCCTGAAGCTGAAGCGTTTGCGCGCGCCCTCCGTGCGGCGGACATCGCCGTCTGGACGACCAAATTTGACCTGCTCCCCGGCATCCGGTACGCGCAGAGTTTGCTGGAACGGCGGGAAATCAAAATCTGCGTTGAGCGGTGTCCCCGGCTGGTGCAGGAACTAAACGAATATGCGTGGGACGACAACGCCGCGAAATCGGGGATTGAAAAACCGATGAGGAGCGCTGACTACGCGATCAAGGCGCTGATCTATTACATTTTGTCGGCGCTGCCGAAATGGCGACTCACCCAGTAACGGAGATTTGACATATCATGCCACCACGCCCCGATCCCACAGCATCTGAAGCCTTGCACCATATTCAGTGTGGCGCGTGTTGCCGGCGCGGCACGAAAGCTTGCAGGCAGTGCCGTCGCCCCGACCCGCGCGAGAATGCACTGAAAATCATCGAGACGATTGAGAAGAACTTATGACCGAGATTTTTGCAAAACCGATCAGTGCACTGGTGCCTCATAAAGAAAATGCTCGGGTTCACCCCGCCGCGCAACTGGACGTGCTGTTTCGCATCTATGAAGCGCATGGCTGGGTGTCGCCGGTCATTCTCTGGCGCGGCGGTGCTGATGAACGTGGACAAAATTTACCTGCCGACACTATCCTGAAAGGGCATGGCTGGATACAGATGGCCGTGCGCGCCGGTCTCACGACGGCCTTTTGTGCGTATTACGACGGCGACAAGCCCACGGCGTACATGCTCGCCGATAATCACAGTTCTGACCTCAGTTCTGACGACGATGCCCGTCTCGCGCAACTGTTAGCGTCCCTCGATAACGCTGAGATACCGCTGGCCGCCACCGGATTTAGCGACGACGAATTCAACGCGCTCCTCGAATCCATCGCGCCGGCGAAGACGCTGACCGGCGAGGGCGAAGACGCCCCGGAACCGGAAAATGTCGAGCACCGCGTACAGGTGGGGGATATTTGGGGACTGGGGGGGGCACGACTTGCGATAGGGTCTGCGACGAACCCCGACCTTGTTGCGCGCTTATTTGGCGATAACAAGGCTCGCATGGTGTGGACTGATCCGCCGTATGGTGTCGCCTATGTCGGGAAAACAAAAAAAGCACTGACAATAGAAAACGATGCCATGAGCGAGGAAGATACCGGTTCCCTTGCGTGTGATGCATTAAAACTTGCCGCTGCGCATGGTGTCGCTGGCGCGTCCTGTTATGTGGCGAGCCCGGTGGGCACGCTACTGCCGTATTTTATATCGGCAGTAGCGCATAGTGGTTTCACTTTCAAACACTCTTTAGTATGGGTGAAAAATCAATTCGTTATGTGTCGATATGACTACCATTCCCGGCATGAGCTCATTCTATACGGGTGGATCGAGAACGGCGCGCACTATTTCATTGATGATCGCACCAAAGATACTGTATTTGAAGTAGATCGTCCACGCCGTTCCGAAGCGCACCCAACCATGAAACCCATCGCGCTTGTACAGCAAATGGTGGAAAACAGCAGCGTCCCCGGTGAGATTGTCTATGACCCTTTTTCCGGCAGCGGCACGACGATTATCGCCTGCGAGCGCTCGGGGCGCATTGGGTACGGATGTGAACTCGCGCCAATGTACGGCGACGTTATCCTCGCCCGTTGGGAAGCCGAAACCACGCAGTCCGCCGTCCTCCTCTCCCGCGTCCCCGAGAAATAATTATGAGTGAAACACCCCAACTCAATATTCTCGGCCACCGTGGCGACCGCACTCCGACGCCTGAGGAGGCGACGGAAATTTTAGCCGCGCGCGTGCTCGACGCCTACAGCAACCCGGCGGCGAACCTGGGCTTCGGCACGCAGGCACTGGGCGAGAGTACCCAGTACCCGCTGACCCGCCTCACCAACGATTTTAACCTGATGAACTCCCTCTACCGGAGTCATTGGATTGTCCGAAATATCGTCAACGTCATCCCGGCGGATATGACCAAGAACTGGATTAAAGTCCTGTCCCAGGTCAAGCCCGCCGCGCTCGACAAGCTCCAGGCGGCGGAACGCCGTTGCCAACTCCAGCGCGACGTGCTAACCGGTTTGCAATGGGCGCGCCTCTATGGTGGGGCGTTGGGAGTCATGTGGATCGACGGCCACGACGACAAACTCGACAAGCCGCTGCTGCTCGATGAAGTGCTCCCCGGCACATTTCAGGGTCTCTACATCATTGACCGCTGGTCGGGTCTCGTGCCCTCTGGTACGTTGGTCGCCGACATGGGTGACTCCGACCGGGGGATGCCGGAATACTATGAGGTGCAGAATCACGCCGACGACACAGTGGCGAAGATCCACCACTCGCGTTGTGTACGATTTGTCGGCAACAAAATTAGCTACTACGAACAGACCGCCGAAATGATGTGGGGCGCATCGGTCATTGAGAGCGTCTGGGAGGAATTGCGCCGGCGTGACGATATTTCTGCGAGCATCGGCGCGCTGGTCTTCCAGGCGAAATTGATTACGCACACCGTCGAAGATATTGACAAAATGTTTGCTATCGGCAACGATAAGCAGATCAAAAATTTCTGGACGCGGATGCAAAACGCGGCGATGCTGCGCAACAACTTTGGGACGCAGGTGCTGGGCAAAGATGAGAAAATGGACGTTCACTCCTACGCATTCGCTGGCCTCGCGCAAATCGAACAGAACGCCATGCTCAACGTCTCCGGCGCCACCGCGATCCCGATGAGCAAACTCTTCGGGCGATCGCCGGGGGGTCTGAATGCTGCCGGGTCTTCGGCAGGTGACGACGTTAACTATATCAACCATATTGAGATCATGCAAACGCAAGATCTAGCGCCGATCATTGATCGCGTCTATCCCGTACTGATGATGAGCACCTGGGGGGAAATTCCGAACGATTTCGACTATAGTTTCAGCTCCATTCGCTCTATTTCGACGGACGCGATGGCGAAAATCGCCGAATTTAAGGGCAAGACGATCATTCTCGCGTTCACCTCCGGCATGATTGACCAGGCAGTCGCGATGATGGAATTTCGTGCAATGGCCGACGATACCGGGATGTTCACTAACATTACCGATGAAATGATCGAAGCGGCGCACGATGTCTGGCAGTGGGACCTGGCGGATAAGGGCATGGCGTTTGTTACCGGGTTAGCGTCGCTCCTCTCAGCTGGGTTCACGCTGGCACCGGAGCAGGTTTCGACGGTGGACAAACGGCTGCAACTTCCGCCGCGCGATATGAAACAGTACATGCAGCAATTGCAGGCGACGCAGGCGGCGCAGCAAACCAAGGACGCGGAATATTCGCGTCTGTTGAATCCACTTGGCGAGGAATTACCATGAAAATAAATGCTAATCGATTAGCCGCGCGCGTCCACGACGCGCTGACGCGGGATTTTAACGAGAACCATGCACACATGGACGCTGCATCGTATGCCACCAATGCCAAAGATCGCGACGCACATATCGGAGCGGCGATGGCGCACATGAAGGCATCACAGTCGAACTATCGCGCCGATGATTTGGACAAATAAGGGTCATTCATGCCCACCCCATTGTACCTACAATTAGCCAAAGACCAGCGTCTGGCGTACTTGACCCGCGAGGCCGCCTTAACCGGCGACCTCGCGAAACTCTATGCCGGCGCGGAGCAGAGCGTCGAAGCGCGGATAAAACTGTTGGAGCAGCAATTGCTTCTGCCTGGCATGGCGGACACAACACAGCAAAAATTTATACTTGCGCGTTTGAAATTGATTTTGGCGCAAATTCGTGCAGAATTGCGCAATCCGGCGGATCGCGCCGCAAAACTTGTCACCGCGAATCAACTGACCGCCGCGCAAATGGCGACGGACGGCGCGTTGGCCATGACCCGCGCGGTGGGGATTACCTCCCCGTTTGCGACTCTGCCCGCCGACGCGCTGCACCACCTGGCGGGGCACATGCAGGACGGCACGCCGCTGTCCGATGTGTTTTCGCGCTATGGCGACGAAGCGGCGGAGAGTATGAAACAGGTCTTGTTCACGGGCGTCGCGCAGGGCGTCGGGGCGGCGAAGATCGCCTCCGGGCTGGTCCAAGCTGTGCGCGGTTTGACGCGGTACAAGGCGCTCCAAATCGGGCGTACCGAATCGATGCGGGCACAACGGGCGGCGGCGATTGGGACGTATCAAATTAACACAGATATCTGTAATGGTTGGGTTTGGATTGCCGAACCTATGGAATCCACGTGTCTCGCGTGTCTTGAAATGGATGGTACTGAACACGAATTAAGCGAAGTCTTTGGTAGTCACGTGAATTGTAGATGCCATCCAAGGGCTCGGTACACTCATCATGCAGTCACGTATCGCAAACCGGCGCGCGACTGGTTTGAAAACCAGGAGCCAGAGACGAAGGTCAAAATGATGGGGCCGTCGCTCTATTCCCTGTACGCCGGTGGCCACGTGACGCTGTCTGATCTGGTTGACCGACACGAGAGCCAATGGGGGCCGACGTGCGGGGTCAAGTCCGTCGTCCAACTCTACCGCGACGGGCGGATCACCGCCGACCATATGGACGAGGCGTATGACTACGCGAAATTTCAGCAATAGCTTAGCTGTGCGCGTCGCTCTGCGTCGCGCATTGTCCGCGTCCCCTGCCGGAGCAGGATGTGCCGCGTCTCGCGGAAATCGCGAATGACGAAAATTCACACGACCGTATTTACGTGGAGTTGATCGGTCAAAAGGAGCGTGCTATGCACACGAACGATTCCCTTGGTGCCCGCGTCGCCGCGCGGGTGCACGACGCGTTGACGCGGGACTTTAATGAGAACCATGATGAGCATGGGCGGTTTGCGGCGGGAGAAAGCGCATCATCGAAAGCATTGTCTGCGTCCAAAGATGCAATGGGGGCATCAAAAAAAAACGGTGGACTTTTGTATCATCAGCCGAGTGAATTTATGTCCAGTTATTCCAAAGATAATCGCGAAGTTGTTTCGACTGCACGTGCGGCGATGAATGCGCATGATCGTGGCGACACTAAGAAAGCCATCGAATTACATTCGAGAGCGATTGAGCAACATGCGCATATTTTGTCGGGTCTGCATGATGAAAAAGGATACAACGGGCCGTCGGAACAACGGGCGGCGATTGCTGCGCACAAAGACGCTATTGTTGATTTAGCGACGAAGTAAAAAAACACCATGCCCCCCGCTACCTCCAGTTAATCGCTGGTGCTTAGCACATGTTTGCGCCAGGAGTACAACCATGGCCACCACCTATTACAGCAGCAAAATCTCGCCTCATATTTCCGAGACAAAAGAAGGGTATTTGATCTGTCATGATATCCCGTGCGGGCGCACCGGCACTCAGGTCTATAAAGCCCACGAACTGCGCGCCGGTGGAGTGGAACTGCCCGCGCACATAGCGGACAGCCAGGACATCGCCATTCACCGGAATCCAGCAGAAGTTTTTGACTCGCGTGCCATGGCCTCGCTGGAAGGGAAACCGATCGCCGACGAGCATCCCAACGACGATATCACGCCGGGTAACTATACAGACCTGTCCAAGGGGCACCTGCAAAATGTGCGCCGGGGCAGGATTGGCGGCAACGAGGTGGTGTTATCGGATGGATTCATTACCGATCCCGATGCCATTCAAAAAATCAAGAGTGGCGCGAAGCGCGGCGTCTCCTGTGGCTACGATGCCATCTACAAATTCGCGCCGGATTACAAGTCTGGCGAGCAGACGCAAATCCGCTATAACCACCTGGCGTTGACCAACAGCCCCCGCGCCGGGGCCATCGCGACCATTCGCGACAGCGCGCCGGCGGAACCCATCGCAGATCGATTACCCTACCCAGACGAAGAAGTATCGGCGCCCGCTTCGGACGCCGTCACCCCTGTGACGCCGCCGCAAATAGCGACGACCCACGACGCACCGGCGGAGCCTCCGGCGGGCGTGAATTACCCCAGACAAAGGAGCATCCCTATGACCAAGCCAGCCTCGAATCGTCAAACTGACGACGAGCACCCGGTCGCGACGCTCCTCCGGAATTTCGCAAGTGCGATCATCGGCAAGTCGACAGACTCGACCGTTCCGCCGGAGGAACTGGATGACATGGTGCAGGACACCGCAAAATTGGCGCAGCGACTGAGCGCGCCGACGCAGGATGCGAAAGCCGGTGAATGCACCGGCACGAACGATTGCACCTGCAAGGACTGCGCGGGTAAGACCGAAGACCGCTTCAAGAAAAAGACGGTCGCCGAAGCCGCGCCGGCACCTGCCACGGCGGACGACGCGAAATCGGACACGCAGGCGAATGAAGACGCCATCACCGAAGCGTTGCAGCCGCTGGTCGCCGCCGTGCGCGCGTTGACCGAGCGTGTCTCGGCCCTCGAAGCCGGCGAAAAAGGCGACAAAGACGCGGTCGACACGCTCATCGATTCGCTGAAGACTCCGACCAAGGATGCCAAGAAAGTCAAGAAAGTGGCGGATGATGACGGCGACGGAGGCGATGACGGTGACGGCGGCGACGGCGACGACGGCGACGAGGACAAGAGCCGCGAGAAAGTTACCGTCGATCCCGAGGACATCGGTGACGGCGATGACGGCGACGGTGACGGTGATGACGGCGACAGTGAGGATAGCAAGAAGGCGACGAAAGACGCCCTCTCCGCCGATATCCTGGCCATCCTCAAGCCGACCATCGCCAAGCTTCCACCGCGCGAGAAGGCGCGCGTCGTGGATGCCTTGAGCGCCCGCATCAACCCGCAGACCAGTCCGAAAGGCGCGAAGATGCGCGCCATTCAGCAGGCGACGGTGCGCGGTGCCCGCAGCCATGACAGCATGGTGACCGCGCAACTCCAATCCCCGGCGGAACGACAGAAGATGTACGACGCCATGAACCCGCACAAACAGGAGGGCAAATAAATGCCTATCAATGTCATTCCCGTCTCGGGGCTGAACAACGGCTTTCCGGGCCGTCTGTCGGGCGCGCCCGACGAAATCGTGTCACCGCGCGCGGTGAGCGGCGTCCTGCCGCTCTACTGCGGATTGGCGGCTGTGCTCAATGGCGATTGGTCGGTGTCTCCGGTGGGAGCCGGTTTTACCGCTGCGCAATTCGCCGGTGTCGCCGCCGCTGAGGTCAAAACCCAGTACGGCTTCCCGACACCGAACGCACTGGGCGTTACGTACAACACCGGCGATGCCGCGCCGATTCTCGAACGCGGACGCATCACCGTCCAATGTGTGTTCGGCACGCCGACCGCAGGCGCGGGCGTTTATGTCCGAACCATCGCCAATGGCACACGCACGACCCTCGGGTCATTTGACGCCGCGTTGGATAACACCACCGGCACCACGCCGACGGCCACTAACCTGCTCATTCCTAATGCCCACTGGGGCAGCGGCGTTGATGCCAATGGCTACGCCGAACTCGTGCTGACCGTTGCGGTGAACGCGTAAAAGGAGACTGCTGTGAGTAACACACTTGACGCGCGCACCATCGACAGCACCGGGTTCCCCGGTCTTGGCCTGATGAGTGGCCGCACCCGCGACGCCAAATGGGCGCGCACCCTGGACGCCACCGCCTCGGGCGGGGCGTTCTTGCAATCGGCGCTGACGCTGCTCGATCCCATCGTGGCGCAGCCGTTGCAAAGCTCGACGTACCCCCGCGACATTCCCATGCAGACCGGCGGCGGGTGGGACGAGTTTGAAGCGAAAGACTTCATCGACTATGCCGTGGCCGGCGGGACGCCGGGCGCGATCTTTGCGGGCGGCGCCACGAACCAGGTCGTCCTTCAGTACAACCTGTCCCGTGACAACTATCCGACGCACATCTTCGACGCCATGCTGCGCATCAAACAGATCGACCTGATGCGCATGCAGAACGTCGGGCAGTCGTTGGAGAAAATGCTCAACGATGGCATGAAGCGGCTGTACACCAGCCACATGAACATCAACTGCTACCTCGGCTACCCAGCCTATGGCAGCGTGGGCATTTGCAACAACCCGAACATCACCATCTTCACGCTAGCAAATAGCGGCACGTGGGCTTCGAAGATCTCCGCGTCGAATGGTAATCAGATCTTGCAGGACATCAACCGCCTGCTGCAGAACATCCATTCGGCTTCGGGATACGATGAGAACGCCGTGCCGAACCATGTGCTGCTCCCCTATGCGCAGTGGATGGCCTTGACCGCGCCGTTGTCTATCGTGAGCAACTCCACCACCATCGGCGGCGCCACGAGCATGCTGGATTATATCATCAAGAATAATTACAGCACCCAGCGCGGCACGCCATTGTCCATCAACCCGGTGACGTTCTGCGCCGGCGCGGGTGCGGGCAGCACCACGCAGTCGCCGATTGACCGGATGGTCGCGTATTGCATGAAGGACGAGTACCTGGCCATGCGCGAACTGATGCCGTTGACCCGGCAGATGACCCAGCCGAACGCGGAGAAGCGCAGCTACGATACTGTGTTCGCCGCAAATATTGGGCAGGCAAAATTCACGGCGTGGGTAACCATGGGGTATATGGACGGGGTGTAACTCCGATCATTCCCAGGAAGTCTGGGGTCGCCGGGTAACCGGCGACCCCTTGACACATTGCAATTATCAGTTTATTATTCGTTTTAAAGCAGGGCATCATGCCCAATACACAGTAAGGCCGGTTCAGAATATGTTTATCATCGCAAAACAATCCGTCCAATTTATCAACCACGTAACGGGCGAGCACTTCGCCGTCGCGAACGGTTTCTCCGGCGATGTGCCGGACTGGATCGCCGACACCGATCTGTACAAGCAGATTGCGCGCGCGGGCACGGAGTCGGTCATTCAAGTGGTGTCCGGTAACGGCGCGATTCCTGTCGACGGCGTCCCGTTCCGCGACGTAGACGGCAACTGGGTGCTGGTACAAGATGGTGTGCGCGTGCGCATGACTGTCACCGGGCCGGAGGGGGACGGTGGCGAGCCACCGGTCAACCGGGAACCGTTCACCGCACCCGTCGCGCCGAAGACCCCGCGCAAACCGAAAGTTGAATCTGGCAACAGCGATACAATCATTGCATAAAAAAATGCACGGAGAATAACGTGATGTCTTTCATCCCCCGTGGTGACGACGACGATAGCGGCACCAGCATGATCGACGTGCCCGACATGAGCGAGGTCATCGCGAATGCGGGCAACCTGGCGGTACCGGGGCAACCGGAGACCTTCACGCTGCGCATGCTGTACGAGGAATTCCCCGAACTCGGCGCAAAATTGACGCCGCGCATCGTGCAGTCGATTATCGACATGGCGGCGGACGTCATTGCGGAATCGCGATGGGGAAGCAAATGGCGAGTTGCTTTTGCGCTCTACGTTGCGCATTACGTCACGCTCCGTGACCGCGCCAGCCGCGACAGCGACCCCTCGGCGCTCGTGCAATCGGAGTCCGCGGACGGCGGGAGCGTGTCGTATAATCACCAGTTAACGGTGGGAAATAATAGCAACTGGGGGCAGTTCAATTCAACGACATACGGTGCCATGTTCGTGACTGAGGCGCGGCTACTGGGGCTTGGCGGAGCGTTTATATCGTAGGTTATATTATGGCAGAGAAATATTTAGGCATTACAGACATTAAAGGCGCGAAAGAGAAGATCTCTGATATTGTGGTGTTTGGCGACGGTGATACATTCAAACTCCTGTGCAAAGTGTCCAGTCAAGAACAGGGATGTATGAAAAGCAAAAAGTGTAATGTGTATGGTGGATGTATTGTGCAGGTGACGACGCAACAGCGCAACCCCGATGGGTCGTATGCCATTGCCGAAGCCGTCTGCTTTGTTCCGGATAATCAAATCATTAGTGAAGAGGATGACCCGACCAAGTTCGAGCCATTTATATGGGAAATTCCATGATCTCCGTCGCCGCATACACCGACGCCCCGGCGTCTGGGCAATACCCCTGCCAGCTATTCGAACGCGGCCTTGTGCCGGGCATGCAGCAGGCGGGTCTGCGCGCGGAGTACATTCCCACGCGACTCATGGGCCGTGAGTTGGATGATTACTTGGACGTTTTTTGCCCAGATTATCTACTCTACCTCGGCACCTGGTTGCCGGAATACGCCGAACTGGTACGCGTGGCGCGGCAACGAAAGATTGGCATGATCTGGTGGGCCACGGAAGACCCGTGCGCCCATGACAGCACGCTGGCGGATTGCGCCTACCACGCGGACATTATTCTTACGCCCGCCATCGAGTGTGTTGACCGCTATCGCCAGCATGGGAAGACTGCCACGCTCTTCACCTTCGGCTGCAATCCCGCCTATCACCAACCAGGTACATTGCGTGTCGAATACGATTATGACTGGATTGCGCCGTGCTCGTATTACGCTGACCATGCCTGCCGCCGGCGCGGATTTGACACGGTGATCCGTCCGTGTGTGGACTCCCCGTACTCAGGCTTTGTCTCCGGCAATCACTGGATGACGCCGGGCGCGGGACAGTATTTTACCAAACGCGACGTGCGCCGCAATTGGATACCCTGCGCCGAAATGCCGGATATCTACGCATCGGCGAAGATCAACATCGGCCTGCAATGCGACGATACCAGCATGACACAGACGAGCATGCGCCCGTTCGAAGTGCTCTCCTGCGGCGGCTTTCTGCTGTCGCAATGGACGCCGGCGATGGACGCGCTGTTTGAGGACCGTGTCCATCTGTTGCTTTCCCGATCCGCCGACGAGACGCGCACTATTCTCGACTATTACCTGGCGCATGATGACGACCGCGCACAGATTGCCCGGCAGGGGCAGGCGTTCGTGCGCGAGCACTATACCTATGCGCGCATGGTGCGTGATCGACTCATTCCCTTGTTGAAAGGCCATGCGTCGTCATGAACACGAATCTGTTTCCGTCATTCAGTTTGTGCATTCCCTTTCGTGCTGACCACGGCGCGCGCGAAGCGGCGTTTACCTGGCTCTGCGCGTTTTATCAACACGCGCTGCCGGAAGCCGAAATCTGCATTGGTGACGACGATCATGCGACGGCCATCAATCGTAGCCAAATGCGCAACAACGCGGCGGCGAAGGCGACAACAGATACGCTCTGCTTTCTCGATGCTGATGGCCTGATTGACCCCGCAGATATCCGGCGCGCCGTCGCCCAGGTGCAACAGGGCAGCAAGGTGGTGAAGTTTCGTGGGCTGCATTGGTTGACGCAAGATGCTACCATGCGGCTGTTGTCCACTGATCCGTGTGCGGGGATGCCAACGTTCACCGTGAAGCGTGACGCCGAATTTTATACGCTAGATTTTGCTGGTCTGTTTTTTGCGCTTACCCGCGCGACGTTTGAAGAGATGGGTCAATGGGATATCCGCGCGGAAGAGTGGGGCGAAGAGGATATTTTTGTCAACATCATCGCGAAATGCCTTTATGGAACGATTGACTATATTACCACGGCGTGT